GGACATGGGTGCCGTCGACGAACACCTACACATTCGTCGGCGCGATCACCTGCACCTTCCCCGCGGCGACGGCGCACACGGTCCGCGGCCTTCGCGCGATCCTCGAGAACTACACCACGGGCACGGTTGGCGTGAGCGGAACGGCGGTCACGGGCAGCGGCACGGCGTGGCTGACGGGCCTCTCGGTCGGATCGCGCATCGGATTCGGCTCGACCGACCCGACGCAGATCACGACCTGGTACCAGATCAGCGCGATCGGCTCGGACACGAGCATCACGCTGACGGCATCCGCGGGCACGGTCGCGTCGGGCACGCCGTATGTGATCCAAGACCTGATGATCGTTCAGGCGACCACGAACGCGACGGCGACGAACGGCGGTCTGTTCGTGACGAAGGGCCTCCAGTACGCGGACTTCCAGAACCCCGCCACGACGATCCCCGCGGCGACCACGGTCGACAAGATCAAGGCGTGCTACTGGCTGAAGGACGCGGCGACGATCACGAACGATGTGATCGGCGGGTGCGCGCTCGGCGACCGCGACTCGTGGACGCAGCAGTATGTGTACGCGACCGAGGGCGCTGCGACCTCGCTGGCGATCTACCGCTACAACATCCGCGCGCCGCTGACGCTGACCGCAGGCGCGGCGACGCTCACGGGCTCGGACATGGTGGTGACGGGCAACCAGACCGTCACGGGCAACATCTCGCAGGCGAACAACGGCCGCGTGGCGACGCTCCAGCACGGAGCGGGCGCCGGCGTCGCGTCGCTCTACCTGTTCACCACGACCCGCATCCTGCGCGTCCCGCTCGCGAGCGTGGTTGCGGCGAGCACGACATTCGTCGCGGACTCGATGAGCGAGGTCCCGCCGGGCGGCACGAACACGAGCGTCGCGACGGGCGGCTTCACCTCGCTCGATGTGGCGGGCTCGCTCGACAAGCTGGTCGTGACGGGCGCGGCGTCGACGGGCACGGTCTATGTGACCGACTACTACACGGGCGGGCAGCAGATCGACCGCCGCGGTGGCTGCCTGACGGCGCAGCTCGCGTCGGCGCTGCGCGACACGGACAGCCCGATCTTCCCCCACACGATCGCGGCGAATGTGCCGTTCGTGTGGGTCGAGGACGGCTGGCTGTTCTGGATCTACGCGCAGGCGGCGACCACGAACCTCAACGCGCTCACGGTCTACCCGCTCGCGGCCGACCTTGAGTTCCAGGCCGATGTCTCGAACCGCGTGATCTGCCCGAAGATCTCGCTCGGCGCGGCGCCGTCCAAGTTCTACCGCGCGCTCGTCAACTGCGTCGAGAACCTCGGCGACAACACGATGGGCCTCGCGCCCGACATGTACCTGCTCGAGTACCGCACGGCGGGCATCGACGACAACACGGGCGGGTGGACGGCGGTCCCGCAGAGCGGCGACCTGTCGGGCGTGAGCGCGGCGGCGAACATCCAGTTCGCGTTCCGCTTCCGCACGGCTGGCGTGGTGATGCTGCCCGCGCGCATCCTGTCGCTCGCGCTCCTCTACGAGACCGCGGACGACCTGCCGAGCCAGTACCGCTGGAACTTCGGCGACTTCAACGCGTCGAACGGCACCTTCGCGTGGATTCAGTCCGCGCTGTTCGGCTCCACGCCGGGAACGCACACGATCGAGATCTACCGTGCGGACACGAACGCGCTGGTCCTGACGCAGGCGAGCACGGGCACGACGAACGGAACCTTCGAGTACTGGAACGGGTCGGCGTGGGACAGCGGGATCGGAGCGGACACGGTGGGGCGCCGCAGGCGCTTCGTCCCGACGGGCTCGCTGCCGGGCGGCGTCGACCTCTACGCGAAGCTGGTGGTTGCGTGATGGCGCTTCTCGGGGGCAGCGGCGCGGCCGCGATGGCGCGCGATGTCGGGACGGCGGGCTCGGTGCAGGGATTCCGCGCGAGCGGCTCCGCGCTCCACGGCGCACGGCTCGCATCGGCGCTCGCGTCGACGGTTCGCCAGCAGGCGGGAGCGGGCTGGGCGCAGCTCGCGCAGGCGGCCGCCGCGGCGAACAAGCACTGGGTCCGCGTGAGCGGCGTTTGGAAGGAAGCGACGACCTGGATTCGCGTCGGCGGCCTGTGGAAGACCGCGACGCCGAAGTTCAACGACGGAGGCACATGGCGATGACACCTGAACTGACCTTCATCTCGGTGATCCTCGGCGCGGTGGTGGCGCTCATCACCATCGTCTCGACGATCCTCGGCGTCGGGTGGAAGCTCGGCAAGATCGCGAGCGGGATTCGGCTGGAGATCGCCGAGATCAAGGGAATGATGGGCGTGTCGAGCGAGCGCATCGCGCAGCTCGAGCGCCGCGTCGAGTCGATCGAGAAGACCTGTCACGGCAACGCGGCCTCGTGCCGCAGGAAGGCGAAGACACGATGAAGCCCGGCTACAAGACCACGGAATTCTGGCTCTCCCTCGCGGCGATGATCGTCGGCGCGGCGCTCGCATCTGGCGTGTTCGAGACCGACTCTGGCGGCGACCGCATCCTCGGCCTCGCGGCGACGGTGCTCGCCTCGCTCGGCTACACGGTTTCTCGCGGCATGGCGAAGAAGGGGGCGTGAGTGCGCTCGACCGCATCGTCGCGGCCGTGGCTCTCGGCCTGTTCCGCTGGCTTGAGAGCCGCGCTGAGTCACGGCATCGCGCCGTGGATGCTCCTGTGGATCGGCATCGGCTGCGCCGCGGCGGTGCTCGGATTCGCGAGTGGTTGCAGCAGAACAGTCTTGGTCCCCGAGTCGAGCCCGATTCGGATCGGCCCGAAGACCGAGGCCCGCGTCTACGCCCTTGACGGCGGCGAGTGGGTGCTGAGCGAGAACAGGGTCGAGATCCCCGAGGGGTGGTACTGCGTGCCGCCCTCGTTCGTGGAGGAGAAGGAGTAGGCCGATGTTCACGATGAAGGCCGACACATCCAAGTTCTTCGACCGCGTGATCGTCGAGACCGAGGTCGAGCGGATCGAGTTCGAGGGTCTGAAGCGGAACGCGCTGTACCTCCGTCGCGCTGCCCGCAACTCGATCCGCCGCAGGAAGAGCCCGTCGCAGCCGGGTCAGGCACCGCGCTCGGTTCGCGGCGACCTGAAGCGCGGCATTCAGGCGCACTACGAGCGCGGCCTCGGCGAGGCGGTGGTCGGCCCCGTCAAGTTCAACTGGGGCACGAACGCGCCGAACACGCTTGAGTTCGGCGGCGACTCGGTGATCGACCGCTCGGTGGTGCGCAAGGTCGGCGACGGCGGCGAGATCCGCGTGGTGAGCGGTGCGGCGGCGGGCGTGAAGCGCGACTCGTCGGGCAAGTTCCTCCGCGCGTCGCAGCGCGGCAAGGAGGTTCGCCCGGGCGTCCGCGTGGTGTACGGCAAGATCAGGACGCAGGCTCAGGCGGACCGCGCGACGCGGATCAACCGCGAGATATTCGGCCCGCGTCGGATCACGATCAAGGAGCGTCCGTTCATGGCGCCGTCGTTGCAGCGCTCGCTGCCGAAGCTGGCGCCGATGTGGTCGATGAGCGTGAAGGGGGGCGGCGATGTCTAAGCAGGGCGGAATCAAGGCGGGACAGGCGTATGTCGAGCTCTCGATGCGCGACAGCGTGACCGAGCCGCTCCGTCGCGCCGAGAAGCGCATGGAGCTGTTCGGCGAGAAGGTGAAGGAGATCGGCAGCGCGGTTGCGATGGCCGGCGCGGCGGTTGCCGCGTTCGGCGGCGCGATCGTCGGCGCCGCTGCGGCGAGCGTGGCTGCGTTCGCGAAGATCGCGGGCGACTTCTCCGACATCGCGGCGCAGACGGGCCTGACGGTCGAGCTAATGAGCGAGCTTGAGACCTCGCTCAAGGACGCGGGATCGAGCGTCGAGGAGTTCTCGAAGTCGGTGGTGAAGATGCGCCGCTTCATCTCCGAGGCGGCGGACGGATCGAAGGGCGCGGCCGAGGCGCTCGGGAAGCTCGGCCTGAGCGCGTCCGACCTCATCAACCTGTCCGCCGACGATCAGTTCCTGAAGATCGCCGACGCGCTGTCGAAGGTGAAGAACCCGACCGACCGCCTCGCGCTCGCGATGGAGCTCTTCGGCAAGAGCGCCTACAAGATGCTGCCCGTCCTCGAAGCGGGCGGCGCGGGCATCGAGGAGTTCAGGCGCAAGGCTCGCGAGATGGGCTTCAGCCTGAGCGGCGAGACCGCGGACGCGGCGGACGCGCTCGGCACGCAGATCGAGGTGCTTCAGGACCAGTTCGGCCGCATCGCGGTCGCGATCGGCGAGGCGCTCCTTCCCGTCGCCGAGGCGTTCGTCGCGGTGATGCAGGGGCTCGTCGGCCGCGTGATCGAGTTCATCCGCGAGAACCAAGGGCTCGTGCTCGGCGTGACGGCTGCGGGTGTCGCGCTGCTCGCGGCGGGCACGGCGATCGGAATCGTCGGCGCTGCGCTCGTCGGGTTCGGTGCGGTGATCTCGGGCACGGCGACCGTGCTCGGCGCGCTCGCCGCTGCATCGTCGTTCGTCGCCGCAGCGGTCGCGGGGATCGTGCCTGCCGCCATCGCGGCATGGACGGCGCTCACGGGACCAGTGGCGCTCGTGATCGCGGGCGTTCTCGCCGTCGGCGCCGCGATCGCGTACGCGACGGGGCTCCTTGGTTCGATCGCGGATGCATTTGTCGACCTGTGGGGTGTCGCCGTCGAAACCGCGGACGGCATCGCCGCCGCGTGGCAGGGCGTGACCGACGCGATCGCCGGCGGCGACTGGGCGCTCGCGGGCGAGATCGCGGTGAAGGGGCTCGAGGTCGCCCTTCGACGGGG